GCCTCGCGGCCCCGACCTTGTTCGTACGGCTTCTGCAGAATCTTGTGGGTAGTCCCCACATGTCGAGAAGCAGTGTGACCTCCCAAATGGTGTCCCATGCTATAGAGGATCCTTAGTCATGTCTGACTATGAGAAGTATGCTCTAAAGACGAAAATTGGGCAACTCTATGACTGGGTTGCTCAGGGTAATCCCCCGAGTACTCCAGTTACAGCGTACCTAAATGGACGTCTCCACAAGTATCTTCTCTCCCAGGGAAATCCGTTTCGAAACGGACATTATATCTCTGGGGGGAACTTCATAAGCGTGAAGTATGTCGAGACTGTTACGCCAGGTGATGCTATCACTGTATACCGTCCCTCTTGGGGGATAGCATACAAGGGTGCATTTACTGTGGCGGCTCCAGGTGATCCTGGTCCGAATGCTGGTTTAGCATATATCAATCAAAGATATAATGCGACTGCCGCACTAGGTGCCAGAGCCTGGAACATGATGAGACCGGATAATCCGGATTTCTCACTCGCTACTTCATTGGGTGAGCTGAAAGATGCCCCTGGTATGTTCAAGGATGCTATAAACGACATCCGAAAGCATATCAGGAATCGGAACAACGTTCGGAAATCCCAAGGGAAATCCGCGTTGTCGCACTCCGGCCAGTTTTACTTGGCTATGGAGTTCGGATGGATCCCATTACTGGGAGAAATCCGAAAGTTTATTGAAGCCCAGAAAAAGGGCCAAGATAGACTTGCTCAGCTCATTCGGGATAATGGACGTCCCATCAGAAGGACCGCTAGGATAGATGCGGAACTCAGGATCGATGATTCTGGTCCTGGTTCGACCTATGCTAGTGGTAGCGGAGCGAATATCAGTCCGAGCTTCGTAACTCAATGTTACGGGCCTGGGCCGAGTTTTCGCCGAGTCAAAACTCAGTACATGCGAAAAACATGGGCTGAGGGTTGCTTCCGATATCACCTTCCTCCCGGACCACGTACAGTGGCTTGGAAGAAGAAGATGCTCCGAAGGTTAATGGGCGCCCGGGTCACTCCCGACGTTGTCTATAATCTTATGCCCTGGAGTTGGTTGGCTGATTATTTCACCGACCTAGGCCAGTTTATCAAGGCCATCTCACCAGGTGTCGCTGATCGGCTTGCTGCCGATTATGCGTACGTGATGAGAACCGAGGTATACACCTCTACCAGGGAAGCGAGCGGAATGTTCCAAGGCTCGAAGGTTGCCAATGCTGTATTAAAAACAGCGACAACCTCGAGTAAGTCTGAACGGATCGAAAAGTTCCGTTCTAAGGCTTCACCATTTGGCTGGGGTGTCAATCAAAATTCATTGACACCTAAGCAATGGGCGATCTTGGGAGCTCTAGGGCTTTCGAAATTACCCTAACACCGTCGTGAGACAGGTGTCCACTCTTTTTATAGATCGGAGTTTGTTATGTACGCAGATCCTCAGAGCGTGACTGTCAACGCGGTTGCGAAGTCGCTTCCGCGCGTCGGTTCTAGCTCGCCCAATAAAACGGGCCAGTTCCAGACAGCTGATTCTGAATTTGACTTCAAAGTCAGCCAGAACGGCACCACCAACCGTTTTCGTCGTGAGGTTCGCCTCACTCAGAAGAAGGTTGCGGTTGATCCTATCAGCGCAGTGAATAAGGAGGTTTCGGCCTCCGTCATCATTGCTGTCGATGAACCCAAGTGGGGTTTCACCGACACTGAGCTGGGGTATCTTACCTCAGCGATCATCGCCTGGTTTACCGCGGGTAACCGCGATAAGCTGCTGGGAGGGGAGCTCTAGTCACTACCTACTTCGGCTTAACACACCGAAGATGTGACTAGAATCCTTACGGATGTACATGGCAGGGTTTTCACCACCTTACTCTTAGTGAGGGATGAATGAAAAGACCTACTACACTCCTGTGTCGGGTGCTTCTTAACGAGGCACTGCAGACTAATCTAGCCGTCGAACGTGATTGCGTAGAAATACGCAATCGCTTCAAACACGAGGGAATGAGCTTTCTTACAATCGCTCTCCCTTCTTTGGATGATGCTCTGATCCAGGGCATCACTCAAGGGTTCCTCACACCATCTATGTTTCACGGATTTAAACCGTGCAAACGTGGTGGAATGCTCCCCGCCTTTATGGCAGGGTTCTTCAGGAATGTGTTTGAAGATAACGGCTGGTTAAAGGAAACGCCATGTATACACTCAATAAGAGCGATACGCCAGGTAACTCGCCTCTTTAAAAAGGTCGAATTACCATGCTCAGCCGCTCGAATTAAACGAGCTTATGAGAGGTACGTTTCCAATGACCAGAGCATCTCAGGCTGCCTTGATAGCGGCAGCGATGTGTGGAACTTTGTTCGCAACATCGCTTGCTATCTATGGGCTGACCTCGAAGGTTTATCTGGAGCACTATATTGTGCTCCAGGAGTCTTCGGGTCGGGTGCCACTGCAGAACGTTTGGCTTTCAACGAAAGACATTCAATCCGACAGTGGCCGCGACGGGGAGATGAAAGTTTCCCCGCCTCGTTCCATACCTCCCATTCCGAGGGCGGATCCGAGCTATATGATAGCTTAGATCTTCTCGAAGAGGAAGAGGAAATGCCTGCACGTGTTGTGCAGGTGCCTAAGACGCTAAAGACTCCGCGCACGATCTCTGTGGAGCCTAGCTACATGATGCTGAGACAGCAAAGTATAGCAAAGCCCCTAATGGATCTTCTCGAGAATGGATACCTCGGGTTCAGATCCATACGATTTACAGATCAAACTGTGAATCGTGAGTTAGCGCGAATTGGCTCTATCGATGGTAGTTTATCCACCATCGATCTTTCCGATGCATCTGACCTCGTCTCTTTGGACGTTGTTAAGATGATCTTCGAGAGCTGCCCTAGTTTCCTCCAGTTTCTGTTGGATTCTAGGACCAGTAGAGCTCAGTTGCCAGACAACTCCGTGATAACTTTACGGAAGTTCGCCTCTATGGGAAGCGCTCTGTGTTTTCCCATCGAAGCCATGGTGTTCTTCACGATAGCAATTGCATCGATGATCCACCAGTCTGGTCGGGGCCCGTCTAAATACAAGTTGGAGCAGCTTTCTAAACAGATCGCTGTTTACGGTGATGATATCATCGTTCCAACGGAGACGGCAGATGGAGTCATGGATTGGCTCGAAGCTTTCGGGCTTCGGGTTAACCATGATAAGTCCTTTACCAAAGGATTCTTTAGGGAATCCTGCGGCGGCGACTATTATCGTGGGGAGGATATTACTCCTTCCTACTGTCGCCAGTGGGCTAACTCCATTGACACTCGTAACCCGCGTTTTGTTGCGGCATGCGTGTCATTATCCAATCAACTTTATGTGAAAGGACTTTGGCATGCAAGCCAATACATACGCGAGTCCGTTGAACAGAAACTCGGACCTCTCGCACGAACCCGTTTCCCTGTTGGATGTCTTACATGGCGTTCACTGTTCTTTGACAGTGGGCTCCAATACGACTCCAATAGTAGCGGATATCGTGTGCGAGGCTTTGAGTTACATGCTCAACGACGCTCAGATCCGGTTCTCGACATTCGAGGAGGGATGCTCGTGGCTTTCGGGCCACAAGCAGCTCAAGAATATCGACGTCGGTTCGCTATATCAGCGCGTCAGTACAATACTGACAGACTGGCAATACGAGCCGATCTTCCTACAGGACGATCTAGTAATAGATTACCTGATGGACGATATTTCTCTTCCAAGAGTGGAGAGAATTTTCAGAGAAGCCTACAATGTGATTCTAGTCCTGTTTCGGGATGTATCCTGGATAACCTTGCAAATGCACGGTTGTCTTTGGGCACGTTTCCCAATGCGGGACCAGTTTCCATACAAGGAACTCTGCGTGAACCTGGAAGCTGGGAGGAATGGGACCGGTCCATCATGGACTGGCTCAAACCCTCACTTCCTAGGGATCTCAGCACGAGTGTGAGGCCCTACGCCCTCAAGATGAAGCGTAGGAAGGTTCCTGTTCCTAGAACAGGTTTAAACTGGTA